CCAGCCCGATTCTGGATATATTAATTCTCCATCTACTATTTGTCCATAGTTCTCGGGGCTACATCTACCAAACACTGTTAGTAATCTAAAATATTCAGGGCTAACTCCTATAAAATCTCGATGTGGAGGAAAAAATCCTCCCTTATCTATGCGAAGTACATGCACCCTTCCAATGTCAGGCAAAAAGGTATCTACAAGATTTTTAATATCAGGAATAGCATTATATACTGCCGTTGGCGTTGTAAAATTTTCTTCTTTCATTTCAATATTATGATAGTTTTGCATATAACCGAAACTGTTAAGATGATAATTATCCATAATATCACCGGTATAACTAGTTACCGGTAGTCCCCATCGGTTATTTACAGTATCCTTTTTTGCGTTATACGGGCACCAGTTATCTTTAAATTGTGATAACTGTTGTTCTACAGTATGCGAATCTATTCGCCATTTAGTTTTAACATAACAGCCCATATTTAATAAACCATTCCATAAGGCTGCACGTTCGAGGTCTTCGTGTGTCATAATTTTAAATCCTTAAATATTTCACGAAAGTTAGATTTTCGTGTATTGTCGCAAGTTTCTAAATATTGAATAGTACTAGGCAATTTATGAGATAAATCTTCTTTCATCATATACGATATTAATGCTTCCCAGCGTTGTTTTCCGTATTTAGATTCAATAAACTCGGGTGTATTATATTCGTTAACAAACTCAAGTATGCGTGATGCCGCTAGATTTTTAATTTCTAACGGCAAAGCACGAATATTAAGATAACTTGGATATGTTACCAAATGCATAGTAATAACCCCACCTGTTCTATCTTCTGTATTAATTTTTTTATATTTTTTCTCTAGCTTCCACCGAGCAAGTTCTGGTAAATCTAATACGTTTAATATTTGTACTGCGGTAGCAATATTGACTGTTATATGATCCTTAGTGTTATCTAATCTTTCTAAACTAGCCTCTATGTCTGCCCATTTGCTAGGGTAGCGAATATAATCATTGCGCTCTTTAATACTATCTATACTAATATTAAATCTAACTTCTTTAAAATGATTCCATAATTCAAATAGTTCGTCAGGTAAATCTAATCCGTTACTGTTATACCTTAATTTGATATTATGAGCAAATCCGCCTTCAACCATAAAACGTAAAATTTTATAGTGTTCCGGAATCAGCGTTGGTTCGCCGCCGGCAAAATACAATTCTTGAATATACTTTGATTGTTGTCGCATTGATTCTAAGAATGTACCTTTTTGGTACCACGTGTAGTCCCACGTAGAATCCCATCCTTGATCATTTTTTAATTCTATAATTTTATATTTAGTATATTGAATTCGCCAATCTTTAATCCAAGCACTACTATCATGTGGACTACACATTACACATTTTAGTTGGCACAAGTTTCCAAGGCGTAAATCAAAGTATGGAATATCTACAGGTAACTCCCCATCCGGCGATGTTTTAGCAACTAAGGCATCATAATCTATTTTATCTCGCCATTCGTCGGTTTCCCATTGTCGTTTGCTATTAATACCAAGTTCTTCTTCTCTATAACATTTAAGACAACTTGCGGGCTTCTCACCTCGTATCATAGTACATCTAACATCTTTCATATAAGAACTATTCCATACTTCTTCCACAGTGTGTTGTCGTAGGTTCAGTTGTACACCGTTATGTTTTACTAGTCCTGCATCTTTTATTTCAACGGTTCCGCTACCGCTAGCATTTGCAGTCGCACATAATCTAACATCCCCGTTAGGTCGTGTTGCCATATGCATAAAGGGTAATGGACAGAATGTTTTAGAATTGACTATTGAATTTGTCATAATTTCCGCACTGTTTACTACATTCGATTAATGGATTTTCAGCCCATGTACTTTCAATTTTTTCAAACACCTTGCTGTCAAAAATTTCTTGTAAAGTATTCTGTTCTAGTGAATAGAAATTTCCTATCCTAGTTAAATAATCTACTCTACTAGGATTATGATGTGGCATTTCGTCAAGTCCTAACCAACAACAAGGTGTTACGATTCCGTTACTAGTAACATATAAACTTCCTGACTTGACTTTGCAATGTATCTGACTGGGTACTATGCTAATAGTTGATAACTTTTTACTTTTGTCACTAGGAAATAATGTGTAAATCTTTTTTCCTTTACTATTTATAACGTCTAGTTTATCTTCTTTAAATCTTGCTGTATTCTTTGCTACAAATTGTATAAAACCCAATTGTTCGCTGAGAGTTTTACAACTGTCAATTTGATGTTTATTATGCTCAAACACTAACATGTCCCAAATAGCCTTACCACCTTCATTGATATACGTAGTTGCGTTTTTAATAATAGTGTCATAGTCTGTACCTTTTCTATATAGGCTATGCGTGTCTTTGTCTCCGTCAATGCCAAATCTGACTGTAACTTGCAACTCTGCTAATTGTTCCCAAAACTTACGATTTCTTGCGCTACCATTAGTATTCATGCTTAACATGATATCAGGATTGTTGTATCTGCAATAACTGAATATCTCTATTGTATCCTTAGCAATTATAGGGTCACCTAAGTTACCGCACATATATAGTTTGGTAAGTTGTTTAATGAACTCGGGCTTAAACCATTCTGTAAATTGTTCTAATGTAATTTCATTTAGGTCCATGAACGGGTTGTCTACTCCACCTTGTAAGTTCCTAGCACACATTGGACAACTTGCTTGGCACTTATTAGTAATTTCTAAGTGAACAGTTGTAATATCATTCAATAGGTACATTTAATTTTCTTTTGGGCAATCTAATTTCAGCGTTGCAAGAACAAAATATACGAGTGCATTTGGTTGGTTTAATAAGATCCATGGTAAATTTTTCTGTAAAATCTTCATCATGTATATAAAATATATTTCCCCCTAATATATCTAGTTCCCCGCATGAGCCTTGAAGTCGTCCGTTTGCTTGTACACTTATTCGATCTACACCAATATTACATTCCCACCCGTAAAAAGTGTTGATTTTATTTTTAAAAAAATCAAATGTATTATGGGGCTCTATGGACCCGTCATTCATAACTATTTTGGCTGCTGTTTTATCTAATTCAATATTTCCTAACTCTTTCATTTTATGAATATACTCTTGCGGAGGAAATCGTTTTATTTTTTCACGCATGTATTCTATGTGTTCTGGGAGATAATTATTGTTAATAGAACCGCGATTATCTCCTTCGACCTCTACAAGCATTTTGGTTTTAACTACCCACGGATTTGGATGGGCACATAGTTCATCTACTATTCTTACACATTTATCCCAGTGATCGGGATCCATTAATACGTTGGCAGCAGTCATTATAGTGCCTTTATTATAGATAACGTCCATAATTTTTTTGATATGTTCCACATCACATTGAGCATGGTGTACACTAACATGAATATCATTGAAATATACAGCGTATTCATCCCACCATCTTATAGTTCGTGACCCGTTTGTACTCATAGTCATTCTGCAACCATGCTTATCATAAATAAATTTTGCAAATTCTCCTAGTTTAGGCCACAGAGTGGGTTCCCCTCCTAGTATATGAAAACGAATTGTTTTTTTATTAAAATTATTTTTATATACGGATATTAAATGATCAAAATTTTTGCATATAATATCAAAGTCTGGCCAGCGACTAGTACCAGCATAACTCTCAGGCCAACAATAGCCACACTTGTAGTTACAAACATTAGTGAATGCATATTGAATACCTAAATACTCATCGTAGTCAGAATTGATAATTTGAATGGGTTTTTTAATACTCATGTCGTTTTCCTATAATCATATATCTATCGTACAATGGTAATTTTAATGTGTCTATGAATTGTATAGACAATTGACATTGTTCTTTGAATTCGTATATATCTTTGCTGGGACGTACATGCTCGTCAATTTTATAATTATTTCCTTGAACAACAATTAGACTATCAACGGGAGTATTATATAACCAGCTATTGTATTGCTCTTGTGTCAGGTGTTCACAGCTAGTATTTATTACGATATCTGCGGTATAATTAATAAGACCACACATATCACTGGTTATAGATTGAAATCTACCCTGGTGAAATTCAATTCGGTTCATTTCTTCTGCAATATGTTTAACGTGAGGATCAATGTCTACACTACGTATATGAGTGATAGGGATATTAGATTGAAATAGCATACTAGCTAATACACCTACCCATCCACCGTGAATATCAATTGATGAACCAAAATGTATATGCTCATCCAAGCAATCTATTAGCCATTCTTTACTACGTAGTTGTCCACTCCAAAATGCATCTAGTGTACGCATTGGATTATTACTTTGACGGATAGCTTGCATCCAATGATGTAAGTGATCAGAATCTACAAGCATAACTCTTCCCTAATTTTTGTTGCTAAAGTATGTGTTGTTTTTGGTCCCGGGTGCATATTATCTGTGGCTCTATCTATGCATTTGTGTTGATATAATTTTAACAATTTAGCAGTACTATGAAAAAAAGTACATTCGTAATATTGTGTTTTTTCTATCCAGGCTTGTTTAGTAATTAATTGCATCATTGTTGCATGTACTTCTGAATGACTACGTGTTTCGTTATATGCACTCATATATATTTCGTTTGGATTCCAAGATCCGTGGTTGATTATTTTATCTTTAAGATAATAAGTCGTCCTTTCGATAGCAGTCCAAACGTTAACAACTGCTTTAGGTGTCGGGTAGTTATGTTTTAGTATCATATTATTAAAAAAACTAAACTCCATGGACGAAGCGCATACTCCCATATTAATGACCGGATAATTAATCATTTTCTGTAATTGATTACTCAACGTATCATTATTGTCATCATTACCAAATACATTTGAACATCCAAATATTACTATACTATTAGCCCAATCTATTTCATTAAATTCTTTGGTTCGATATGATTCACTATTAAGATCATACATATTTTTAGGATATTTATATGGAACTGGCAAAAACTTACCTCGTTTAATTTTACTCACAATACTTTCTTTAAACATATTTTTAAATATCATTTTTTTTCTTAGGTATCTTACTATCTGCACTACTTACACAACTAGAAGTAATACAAATTTGGGGTTTATCAAATAATTTAAACCCATTTGTTAATGTTCCTAGTATTGGATCGTGGCAACTATAACTACGCTTAACTTCATTCTCACGTATGACAATGCCCTGATAACCACTATTACACATCCATCCTTTGAATTTATTAAACCCAAATGCATTGAATCGTTCTGCTTGGTCTAAGTACCATATAGTGTTAGTATTATCTATCAATTTTATTTGTAACAGTTCTTTTTCCTCAACATGTTGTGGGAACCCAGTACGCATCAATTGTATCATATCTTCATCGTACCCG